GGGCTTGCAAAGATGATATTTTTCAAACTCCGAATATTGATTCCTGTACTAAATGTTCCATAAGAAGCAACAATGATTGCATTTTCCTCTTGCTCTACAATGTTTCGAATTCCTTCGCGCTGTTCAAGTTCAGTTTCCCCTGCTACAAAGAACACCTTGCGATTTTCTATTACATTCGTGGCACACTTTTTGATGTTTTCGAATAGTGGCTTTCCGTGCTTCTCAACATAATTGAAAAGGACAAGAGTATTACCACGGGTTGCAGATGCAAGTGAAGTGATGAATTCGTTTCGCTTCTCACAGTTGATCAGCCATTCAATCTCTCCGTGATAATCTAATCCACACACTGTCTTTCGAATTTCAGCAGGGTATCGAAGCATGATGCATTCGATTCTTAAATTCGTTAAGAGGTTTTTCTCCATCAGTTCTTTTGTTGTGGTCACTTGGTACACAGGGCCGAATAACCCCTCAATCGCCAATTTATGAATCTTACTGCCATCAAGAGTGCCTGTAAGTGCAATTCGATAAGGGCAGTCAATTAGTTTGTTCATGATCCCGTTCAAACTCTGTGCTTTGAAGAGATGTGCTTCGTCTCCAATAACCACTTCAAAGTTATCAAACCATGCTCTTGGTAGTTTGTATATGCTTTGCCATGTCGAGATTACAATCTGCTTGTCGGTTAGTTTTGCCTCACCCGCAGTAATTCGATGACAATTGTTTTCAACATTCCATTTGGTTTGTGCTGAATAATCTTTAAAATCTGCATACAGTTGAGCAACAAGCGAAATGGTAGGAACCACTATTAGGATTTTACGATTGGGAGCAATTGCACTTTGATAGTATCTACACAGGGAATAGACTGCAAGACTCTTTCCGCTTGCCGTTGGAGATAGCAGAACACATCTTGACTGATTGAGTGCATGACATACTGCATCAACTTGATGGTCATGCGGATCTAGTGGTAACCCTCTTGCCGTAGGGTTTAAGGATTTCATGAACTCACGAACTTTATCGCAGTTGAATTTAATTTCAGGTTGTGCAATTGCAGAATCAACTTGAAGTTCGTATCCACGATCTTTGGAGAATGTTGCAAGATAGTCCATCAATCCTGCGGGCATTAATCCCGAGTATGCATTGAACAGTCGCACTTTCCCGTCCCATACTCGCCTCTTGAAGGCGGGTGTGTACTTTGCTCCAGGTACATCGAATGTAAAGTACTCCTGTAATTCATATGCAATACCATTCTCCGTAACAATTCGAAGGTTGGCGGTATTCATACTACGGACTTCAATTACAGGCATTGATTATATTTAGATAACCCCACTCATAAACTTTCTCCATTCAATTGCATTTCGAATTACCCAATTCCGATTGTTAATTCCTTTGAGAATAGAGTCTAGGTACTCTACCTTTGCTTTCTGTAGGTCTATCTTTGATTCGTGCTTTATGATGTCGGTATCGGATTCTAAGTAAATATCCAAATCCTGCTTCAAGATTCGATGACCAAAAGGCTCCCATCCAAGTGTGGCAAGTTCTTGTTGAGACATCTTTCCGTTGTAGTATTCCCATTTTTGCTTGCGGAGAATTTTGAAGTCTACATCCAATTTACGAAGGATCAGACACTCATCGTGGTAGATGTTAAGATACTTGCTGTGTAGTTGTGGGATACGAATTGATTCATCGCCCAATTCAGTGCCATCGATTTTGAGATCAATTTCAACTAGTTCTTTAATTCGTTCGATATTCATGTTGTATATTCTACCTCAAATTCAGATAAAGACAATACATACTTTTGTGAAAGCACTAGGAATCGACTACTCTATGACCTCACCTGCTGTCACTCTCATCGATGGGGACAAAGTCCAATGTTGGTTCCTGACCTCGGTCAAACGCAATCAAGTTACTTACAGCAGCGGTTTCATGACTTGGACAGGTGATCCCTATCCCGACTACCTCTGTCCTGAGCACCGTTTTGATCTTATTGCCGAATGGGCTGTCGCCAAATGTGGGATTGAACCCGACATACTCGTCATAGAGGATTATGCCATGGGAGCCAAGGGAAAGGTTTTTCACATCGGCGAGAACTGCGGATTGCTTAAGCATAAGTTATGGAAACACAATATTCGATTTGATACTATTGCACCTGCTGCACTAAAAAAGTTTGCCACAGGTAAGGGGAATTCCGATAAATGTATGATGCATTCGTCATTTGTCAAAGATACAAATATCGATCTGATGAAAACAATGGACAAGGAAAGCAAGGAGTGTTCAAGTCCTGTCTCTGATATTGTAGATTCTTACTACCTTGCCAAGTATGCAATGGCAATATTTAAGAAGAAACTACCGTAGCAGCAATATCGGGAAATGCATCAAGTACGAGTTGCTTGTTGATCCCGTATCCATAAAAAGTTCCACTGAACAGTTCTTTGACCATCAATGCCTCATCAGGATGAATCGCTTCCAACAGTTGAATCATCAGAATGTCTTTGCGTTCTTTTGGAAGGTTGTATGACTCTTTAAATATATAAAGTCTTTTGACTTCCTGGAACAGACTTGATACAGTAAGTCCTTCGGGTGCATTGTCGGGGGTGTATGGCGGCAGATCTTGGCGATACCACTTAGAGGTATCGATGAATGCATACTGAAGCAACAGTTTAAATGCATGACTGTTGTTTTCTCTGAGCATTCGAATGACATCTTCTTTGCTCTGTGCGGTTTGCGAAATTTTCTTCACGACTTCAGGGATTGATAGTGTAGTTGGCATAATATGTACCTCGCCTATATTTAGCATGCCACTTGACACCGATTTAATTTGTGCTATACTGTAACTAATCTTAACTTCTTTACAAGGTTTAATCTCATGGACACTAACGAAACAGCGTATAAAACTACTCCACAAATCAAGGTATGGCTGCGCGAAGAGCAAAAAATTGCAATCGTTCGGCGTGTTGAAGTTCACCCAAATTGGGGAAAGCAGTACCTAGTAACCACCCACAGCCCTGAATGGGGGCCTGAAACTTTTTGGGTAAAGGAAAAAAATGTCGAATCAATGGGAGGATCCAACAATGACTAAGACCAAGACAACTCCAAAGAAGCGTACCCCGAAGGCTAAGACTGTACTTACCATCACATACTCCATGCAGTGTCCTGAAGGCAGTTATCAATCAGACACATGGCTTGGATTGGGATGGGATATTCTAATGCATCGATTGGGACACCTGTGGCGCAATGGTTCCTTTATGGACTAATCCTATGAATATTTTTGCAGTACAACCCAATCCACTTGATGCCGCTCATGATCTTTGCGACAAACATGTTGTAAAAATGATAGTAGAAAGTGCACAGATGCTATCAACGGCACATCGTGTGTTGGATGGTAATGCCACCATTAGGATTTCAAAGTCCAATCGAAAACTCAAACATTGGGTACATCCCTGTACTGTTAGAGATGCAAAATTGTGCTTACCTGCTATGGTAAATCACCCATGCACAATATGGGTAATGCAGGGCAGTGACAATTACATGTGGCTATGGCAACATACAACGGGTCTTCTGAAAGAATACACAGATCGGTATTCTAAGAAGCATTCAATGTGTGGGCTAGTCAATGATTATCTTTCTACCTTACCTGCGAATATCAGGCAAGGACAATTGTCTCCGTTTGCACAAGCAATGCCTGAGCATTATAAAACAGATGATGCAGTCACGGCATATCGCAATTACTATATCGGAGACAAGAAGCGTTTTGCCAAATGGTCTAAAACAAGCCCTCCTTCTTGGTTTGTTAATACCACATAAATACAGTACATATTATGCCTAATTATGATTATATCTGCCTTGCTTGCCAACACACATTCGAGGAATTCCTCCGAATGAAAGACAACGACAAGCCATGCAAGACTCCGTGCCCCAAGTGTGGGGAGAAGAAAGTCGAACAGTATATTCCAACTGCACCGCCTGTTATTGATCCTGTTCGTCTTGGTATTGTTCGTCCCGATAGCGGATTCAAAGAAGTAATTTCAAAGATTAAAACCGCACATCCTAGACATGGAATGAGAGACTATTAATTATGATCAACTCAGATAAAGAATTCTTGCCGTCAGTCGAAGCAGATGGTGTGGGTCGATACTATAAATCCCCAACAAAGAACAAGTGGTATCCTTCGGTTACCACGGTTGTAAATCATCTAGATGCTGAGAAGTGGAAAGAGTGGCGTACAGATCCAAAGAATTTAGAGACCTCTCAGAAGGCAATTGCAAGAGGAAATCAGATGCACTTGCTTGCTGAGAAATACCTCACAGATGGTACTGTCCCAACAAGCGAAGAAGATTCAATGCGTTTTGATGCACTTCTGCCAATGATGAAAAACATCGGAGAAATCTATGCAATCGAACGACCTTTATGGTCTGATCATCTGATGCTTGCGGGAAGAACAGATTGCATCGGAGAGTATAATGGAAATCCTGCAATCATCGATTTCAAGACCTCTTCAAAGAAAAAGAAGAAGTCTTGGATCACAAATTACTTTCATCAGGCGACTGCATATTCGTATATGTGGGAAGAACGGACAGGGCAGCGAATTACAGACCTTGTTGTTTTGATTGTATCGGATGACGGCTCGTCACAAGAGTTTGTCGAACACCGAAACGATTATCGCGAAGGTTTGGCAAATGTCATTCGTTCGTATTGGGAAAAATATAACTTTAAGCAAGTACAGGAGATTGCTAATGAATTGGCTCAAAAAAATACTTAATTGGTTTGGATTTACATTGTCTCGTAGGCTCGAACCCATCGTTCCTCCACAAAAGGAACGATTTCATTGCATTCGATTCATGACGGAAAAGGGAGAACAGATTGGAATTCTTCTGACTACCGAAGAATTTGAGCGAGGTATTGCTCGATGGGTTGATACAATTGACGAAATGCCAATTCAAATGACAAACGATGTTAACGAAGAAAGTATGCCATAATGGGATCAATAATTAACATCGAAACTACTTTCAGCAAAGAGATCGAAGAACTGTGTCGAGATCGCAAGGATGGTCAATACATCGATGCAATTCTTGAACTTTGCGAAAAGCATGGAATTGAGCCTGAATCGGTTGCAAAGTTGGTAACTAAGCCAATTCGGGAAAAATTGAAAGCAGAGTTTGAGAATAAAAACATGCTAAAAGGCGGGAAAAAGTCAAAACTCCCCCTTGACTGATTGGTTATTTTGTGATACAATAAACTAAATCGTTTTACTATACAACAAACACAAGGAGATACAAAACATGTCAGGTTTTTCAAGTATGAAGAAGAATGCTCAGTCCGCGATTGATCGCCTCTCTAAGGAAATGACAAAGGTCAATACCAAGGGTAGTTATGAGGATGATCGCTTTTGGACTCTTGAGCGAGACAAGAGCGGAAACGGATATGCAGTCATTCGCTTCCTTGCACCTGTAGAGGGAGAAGACATTCCATGGGTTCGACTGTTCTCCCACGGATTCCAAGGCAAGGGCGGTTGGATGATTGAGAATTGCCCAACCACCGTTGGAAAGAAGTGTCCTGTGTGTGAAGGAAATACAGAGTTGTGGAACAGCGGCATTGAATCGAACAAGGGAATTGCGCGTGATCGTAAGCGCAAGTTGTCATACATTGCCAATATCCTTGTGGTGAGTGATCCATCTAATCGCGAGAATGAGGGAAAGGTTTTCTTGTATAAGTTTGGCAAGAAGATTTTTGATAAGTTGCAGGAAGCAACAAGCCCTGCATCTCCCGATGAGACAAAGTTCAATCCGTTTGATTTTTGGCAGGGCGCAAATTTCAAGTTGAAGGCACATCTCGAATCGGGTTATGTCTCTTATGACAAGAGTGCGTTTCAGCCACAGTCGGAAGTGTTTGATGGCGATGACAAGCGTCTTGAGGCTCTGTGGAAGTCACAGTATCCTCTTCAGCCCTTTGTTGCTCCTGATCAGTTCAAGGCATATGAGGAACTCAAGGGTCGAATGGATCAGGTTCTTAAGGGAGGCGCAGCAGAGGGTTCTGCCGTCAATGCAGAGGAAGCACAGCCTGAGGACTTTCGTAGCAAGATGAAGTCTATGGCAGCATCTAGTTTTGGAGAAGAGAAGGTGGCAAAGAAGGCTCCTGCAAAGGGAGCAAAGACTGAAGATGAAGGCGAAGATGCCTTTGCCTACTTCAAGAAGTTAGCAGATGATGATGACTGATTAGAGTGAAGGACACTCTTGAAATAGCAGAGCACGGAATGTAGGCTCTGTATTCCGATTTGAAGTCGGAGACAACATAATAGATTCGCCCCCGCCCCCACCACCGAGAACATTTGTGGTGGGGGCACTTATGTTGGTGGGGTTGTTTTGCTTGGTTGCATTATATTGAGCAGTGGATGCATTTGTTGTTGCGGCATTAACTGCATTTGCATTGTATGATTGTGAAGACATATTAGCATACTGAACACCACCTCCTGCTTTTCCAAGGGGAGTGCTAGATGAACTGTTGTATGTGTTCTGTGTATTTGCTGCAATGTTTGTATTGCTTTGTGCCATGGAAGAAACTGCACTGTTTGTGTCTTCCATAACCTTGTTTGTTTTTTCTGCTGCAACTGCAAGAGGAGATGCTGCGGGTGTGCCACCTCCCAATGCAGCCTTAATCGAACCACCAACAAGAGGAATCTCACCAAGCGCATCGGCAATCGAATTGATAATATCTGTGAAAAAACTGACTAGTTTGTCATTAAGCCACTCACCAAAATTTGCAATATCTTCTAACCATTCTCCACTTGTAACCCAATTCCATAACCAAGTTACGGTTGAGGTAAGTGCATCCACAAGCATCTTGGGAAGATCGTAATAGAAAAATTTGATTACATAAAATGCTGCCTTAAGCAACAGTATGGGCAATCTAATAAATGTCATTATCAATTGTCCGATCAGATACTTTGCAATTGCAAAAAACATTTCATATATTGATTTTAGGATTTTGGAGAACATCCCACCACCGCCTTGGAATATCGCCACAATATTACTAAAAGCATCAATGAAAGGTTTGATCAGTAGGTTATATCCTCCCATGATATATTCAGATATCGCATCGATAAGTCCTCCGATTGTGTCTCCGATTGTGTTATTTAAAAAGTCAAAGATGTCTTTGAAATCGAGCAGTCCAAAAGTCAGTCCGCTGATAATTTGAGACACTGCTCCGAGAATTGCTCCTTTAATATTCCCAAGTTCCTGAAACCCTTTATATGCACCATAGAGTGCATCAACAACGAGTTGAGCATAGAAGAAAAACTTCCCAAGAATTTTGAATCCAAACATGAATGCTTTTCCAAATAACCCAAGAGAACCTGCCGTTGCTGGAAAAATCTTAGAGAGTGCTGCAAATCCTTTTGTGAGGGGTGAAAGAAATTCCCCAATACCCGAAAACATTCGCATAATTCCCGAACCAATTCCCGAAAATACAACACCAAATGCCTTGCCAATTCCAAAAGGAATGAGTTTTATCAGGGATATGATAAACATAATCTTGGTAAAGAGATAACCAACTACCGCACCTATTCCCACAACCAAAACAAGAAGGATTTTTTTGAACATACCACTATCCTTATCAAACAGACCTCCAAGTTGATCTTTTAGATTTGCAATGCTATCAGTGAGCATCGATGCCCACTTAGGAGTTCCTGTATTGGCTTCTGCATCTCGTTCTGCCGCTGCAATATCTTCTGCCTTTGTGTGATTCAGTGTGGCGAGTTGAGTATCCGCAATACGATCCAGTCCATCGACAACTTGAGTGCCTCGTTCCTTTGCCTCCTGACGCTCCTTAATCATTTCAGGATCTCTCGCGACCATGGTCGTTGCCATCTGTCTCGAAACATTTTTGTCAGCCATCTTCTTGAGAATCTGTTTTTCTTCGATTGAGGTCAGTTCTCTTTTTGTCTTGATTAACAGATTTTCACGAATCGTCTCTTTGCTTTTCATTGCAAATTGCTTACGATATTCTTCTGTCTCTTGTGCAGTTGCCTCAGGATTCTTGATTGAATATAGTGCCATTTCTGCCGAAACAATAGCATCAAGTTCGCTTTTGATGTCTTTCAATCCCACAATACCGCCCGTGGCACTCAATGAATCTGAGAGTTTTGTTCCTTCTGTTTCTGCATTCTTTTTTGCAAGAATTTCGTTGAGTTTTTCTCTTTGAATAATCCCCGATTTGGCATCTTCGACTATTCGTTTTTTGGCATCTAATGTTCTTAGCAGTCCAATTTCGTTGTCTCTGATTTTTGCACTTTGCTGTATTTCAGTAAAGGTATCAGACACTCCTTGGAATGCCTTAGACATTTTGCCCATTTCAGGGCCAAGAACATCTGCCATATTACTAGCAGTATTAAGGATTGTGGTCTTGAGAGATTCTAATGATCGTTCAGTTTGTTTCCGCTGACTTCCTTCCAATATAGCAGCCTGTCGAACTTCGGACAGTTCTACTCTTGCAGCATTTTGTTCTTTTGTTGCTTTTTCAATTTCTAGATTATAGAGTTTAAGATCTGCTTCATGCAGATCCATTGCTTCTCTTGCGCCGTCAATAGACAATTTCCACTCACCTGCGGAATCTCTGAACTTCTTATTTTCAGTTGCAGATTTGCGTTCAAACTCTAATCTTTTATCTTCAGCAGCAAGAACTTTTTGCTTTTTTTCGCTATGCTTAGACTCGACTTGCTCAAGTTTCTTAAGCGTTGCTATGTATTTTTGAGAATCCTTTTCAACTGCATTTATGGTTGCTTGAAAATCTTCAAGTGCCTTTGCTGCCGCCTTTTCTTTTTCAGGATCGAATGTGGGTTTAAGAGACGGTGGTGGAGGAGGAGTTTGAATAGGAATAGCAATTCCATCTTGATTGATGGGTGGCGTTGGCTGTCCCGATTGATTTGTTGGTTCTCCTGCCATCTGACTTATCCTTTATCGTTCCTGACTCTTCATCGATTCCATTCTCTCTTTTTCTTCCTTTAGATGCTGCATCAGCAGTTCGATATAAATCCTCCGTTCCCATGACATCATGCCTTCAAGGTCTTCAAGTGTGTAGTGAAAATTCTGCATCATCGCAAAGTTAACCGAGAGCATATTCAATAAATTGTCATGAGTGGAGGCTACGAGAAAAAACTTGTGATCCCCTTGAGTACTGTAGTATTTTCATGCCCACAACTCTTACATTTAAACTCAACTTTCTTTTCCAATTTGGGCATGGTTTCAATGAACTCAAAGAGCCGCTTGAATTGATCTTGTGTTAGTTCTTCCACAAAGTTGCGAACTTCTGCTTCGTCCATCTCAGCAGCATTATGAATGATTTCGCCCTGATACACCTTATCAATCGATTTGACCAATATTGTAAGTGCTCGTTCGACATCGGATTGTGTGGTAATATCTTGAAGATCGTCCATGGTTGGATATCGCATCTGTATGCTGATATCATCTACAACCGTAATTACTTTGGTATGCTTTGGATCTATGGTTGGTTTAATCTCCTTGAGATTGATTTCGCATTCATTCGGAATCTCGCATTTTGAACATTTAATGTTTGGTTTTGCGGTTTCTCCAACAGAATGACTTCTCAATTGGAGAAATAGGTATTCCATATCTGCAATCGGCAACTTGAATACATCAACAGTCCCACCCGTGCATGCCGAAATTACTTCTCGAATTGCACTATTGATTGTTTTTTCGTCTTTGCTTTCTGATGCCATAAAGAGGATTTTTTCCTCTTTGACAATAAATGGACGATACTCAATCTTTTTGCCACTAACAGGCAAAGTTGTCTGATGTTTCGGTACTGATGCGAGAATTCCTGAAAGTGCCATTACGATCTCCTATGATGAAAAGTTAGGGGTTAAATCCGTTGCCAAAGAAGCCTTCTCCAAAAAATCCTTGAACTTGCGACATTTGAGTCAGCATTCCCTGTAGACCGCCCTGTCTTGGAGTTGCATATACAACTCTACCATCTACGCCTCGGGGGAGATCCTGTGCTTTATATTCCTCTAGTTGCCGTGTATATGCCGTCAGGATGCTCTGTTGTTGCTGACGGACAGCATTGAACGCTCCACGCTCTGCAATCGTTCCTAGAGCAAACCCGTTGACTGCCTTGTCAATGCCCAACTGACTTGCCATCAGGATATCTTTGAATCTATCTCTTTCAATAACAGGATATCCCGTATCCGTTACTGTGGGCAATGTGTTGCTGTATACGATTCGGTCGGGTAAAAGTGGAAGAATGTCATGATACATAAATCCAATATCCGAGAACAGCGGTTCATTGATGTTTGTATAGTTTAGAGATCCACCATTCATATTCAACGAAAATGGATAGACTTCAGTAAACCGATATCCAACAATTTGACCATTATTCATTGCTTGCATTGCCATTTCAAAATTCTGAACATGGTTGGGGAGCAACATTAGGAATATTTCACTGCCCTTTGCATATTCGTCATAGTATCGCCATTGGCGAGTAACTGGATTCTGAATATATCTGAGCCATGTCTCGAAAAACTCCTTCTCAAACATATCAGTACCACAGTTGAACTGAATTTTTATACCCGAAGCATTATTCGTATTTCTCTTGTATGGAAATACGCGGCTTGGCCCTGCATCGATATAGTTTTGTTCGGTGCTATACCATGACTGTTCGTTCATGGCTACAGATTTGCATGTAGTTGCCAATCGTGCAACATCTACAACAAAATTCATGCCAATGGCATCTCGCACCTGTTGGTTGGGGAATATCATCGTGAGCCAACGGTTCCCCGATGCCCATCCCGTATCTCGTGCGCGACCATAGACAGAATCCTGAAATGATGGTTCGGGATTCTTAACTGGCGTAACTGGTCGTATTCTGCTTGTATCCATGTTTCTATACAGTATCTATCATG